ATATTCTCGAAAAGGTTTGGGAAAAGTTAAGCGGAGAAGTAAAGCAAGGCATTAATAATTTTGCAACTGAATGGGGAAACGAACACGAACCAACTGCTAAAAAGTTTTATTCATCTGTAACTGGCAATGAGGTTAAAGATAGCTTAATGCTTTACTCAAATGAAATAAATGGCTTAACAGGTAGTCCTGATGGCTTAGTAGGTGAAGATGGGTTAATTGAAATAAAATGCCCTTACAACGGAGCAAATCACTTAAAACATTGCTTTATTACAAACGATGAAACTTTTTTGAGTGAACAGCCTGAATACTATTACCAAATGCAATGCTATATGTTATTAAGTGGTCGTAAGTGGTGTGACTTCGTTTCTTTCGATCCTCGTATTATTTCTGACTTAGGATTGTTTATTTACAGGGTAAATGCTAATGAAGAAGTAATTGAAAAAATGACTGAAAAAGTAAAGTTAGCAAGGGAATTATTTAATCAATATTTTGAATCATTTAACGGAAAAAAGTAAAAACAATTAAAAATCAAACAACATGATAAATTTTAAAAAAGAGTTAATAACTCCAACATTAGCAAAACAATTATTAGAAGCTAACATTAACAACAGACCTTTAAAAGGTTATTTAGTATCGCAATATGCAAATGATATTATTAATAAAAGATGGAAAGATGATACTGCAGAGATGATTAAAATTTCTAAAACAAATATTATATTAGATGGTCAGCACAGATTACATGCTATTATTAAAGCAAACATTCCTGTTTATTTTCATGTAGCAACTAATTTAGAAGATGAAATATTTGATGTGTTAGATACAGGATCAACGAGAAATGCCTGCGATGTATTTAAGATAAATGGTATAACAAGATATAATGCTATCCCATCAATAATATCTTTTTACAACACATTAAAAGAAAATAATAAATTAGGTGCTAGAAAAAAGGTAAGAGGAACAAACGCTGTTCTGTTAGATCAATATATGCAGCAAGATAAATATTGGGATAATGTTGCAAGACTATCTCACAATTGGTATTTATCATTTGCCAAAATATTACCAGGTTCACAGATTGGTGGATATTATGCATACTTTGAACAATTAAATAGCGAAAAAGCATTTGATTTTATTGATAAACTATGTACGGGGATGAACATTGACAATGATGTAATTTCATTATTAAGAAACAAATTACTATCAGATAAAATGTCTTTAAAGAAAATTCCTCCAACATTAAAAATGGCATTTATAATAAAGTCATGGAATGCCTATGTAAAAGGCACTAATTTCAAGATTTTAAAGTATGATGCAGCAACTGAAGAATTCCCAACAGCTGTAGGAAATTTATTTTAATGAAGAAAATTAAATATAAAAAGTGTAAGGAGTGTGGTGGTAACTTCACTCCTTTTAAAACCACTCAAATCGTCTGCGGTGCTAAATGTGCAGCTAAATTAGCAGAAACTAAGGCATGGAAGGAAAAGAAAAAGGTAATGATTGAAAACACCCGTACTCGAACAGAATGGCTTAGTTTACTTCAAATAGTCTTTAACAAGTATATTCGATTAAGAGATTATGATAAACTTTGTATTTCATGTGAAAGACCATTAACAAATAAATTTGATGCTGGACATTTTCTTAGTGTTGGCAGTTATCCAAACTTAAGGTTTAATGAAGATAACGTACATGGGCAATGTGTTTACTGCAATCAACATCAGCATGGAAATCAAATTGAATACGGGTTAAGATTACCTTTAAGAATAGGCAATGATGCTTACAATAGACTAATGAATAAAAGAGGGGATGCGCTTAAACTAACATTAGATGAAATAAAAGAACTAATTAAAATTTATAAATCAAAAATAAAAGAACATGGAAAAAGTATTAACAACTGAACAATCAAAAGTAGAATTTGAATCACATCTTCTAATTGGTTTATTCAAATCAACAGTTGAGCAATCAACTCAATTAACTGGTAAATTCAAACATAAGATGAAAGCTGATTTTAATCTATGGCAAAAACAAGGCTTCAAAATAGTTGAAGAACTTGAAAAAAGAAACATAACAGATGTTGAATACTTAGATAAAATTGGCGATATTTATCATACTATGAACTCAAATATGCGTGATGAATTTTACAAAGGTTTGGAATAGTTCCACGCTTTGTTAAGATACCATCCCTATATACTTGCATATACATTTTTTTTAAAAAGATTTTTTTTGTAAAAATTTGGCAAAATAAAGCGTGAAAGCGTGGAAACCTTATTAATAATGAGTTTTAATAAAATTAAAAGCGTGTTGAAAGCGGGGTAAAGCGGGGTAAAATATTTTAACATATTTTTTTTGTTTTTATAAATAATAATTTTATATATTTGCAACAGCTTACCTCACATGAAACAATATTTTAAAAATCCAACCATTTACATTGCCGAGTGCTATTTCATAGCAGTGGGGTAAGCCTTTGTACTTGGTTGGTATTTTTTTTTAAATGAAAGTTACAATATTTAAAAATATAAAGGAAACTTCAACTCCATTTATTCGTGATGTTGATTTTATTCTAAATAGGATTAGGAATGGTAATTCTAAAGATTTGATAGATCAAATTAGAAAAGAAACTAATAAGGATTTAAGAAATAAACTTAAAAACAATTTACCTTCTATTTGTTTTTCAGGAATATTTAAAAATAGGGCTACTAATGGCTTATTAGAACATAGTGGACTAATATGTTTAGACTTTGATAAATATTCAAATGAAATTGATTTAAATGATTTTTATGAAAATTTAAAGAATGATCCATTTACTTTTAGTTGTTTTATTTCTCCAAGTGGTGATGGTATAAAGTTAATTGTTAAAATACCAAAAGAACCTGAAAACCATAAATTATACTTTGAAGCATTAGATGAATATTTTGATAATCAAAATTTTGATTCAGGAACTAATGATATAAGTCGAGTATGTTTTGAATCTTATGATCCTAATATTTATATTAATAAAGATTCTAAAGTATGGGATAAAAAAGTTGAAAATAAGATATATTCTTATGAATCTAAAGCACCAACAATTAAACTTCAAAATGAAAATGAAATAATTAAAAGACTTTATGTTTGGTTTGAAAAGAATTTTGGAGTTATAGTTAATCAAAGAAATGTTAATGTATTTAAGTTTGCAGCTGCCTTATCTGATTTTGGAGTTAGTAAAATAGAAGCATTAAGATTTTGCAGCCAGTTTGCAACTGAAGGATTTGATAATAAAGAAATTGAAACTATTATTAATTCAGCATATAAGCGTGGTGCATCTAACTTTGGGATGAAATATTTTGAAGATAATGATACAATCAATTATGTTAAAAAAGAAATTAAGTCAGGTAAACAAATTGATGAAATAAAAAAATCTTTACCAAATGTAGATGAAGAATCATTAAAAATAATTAAAGATGATGCAACTATTTCTAACTTTTGGGAAATCACAAAAAAAGGCGTTAAGGTTAATCATTATGATTTTAAATTATGGCTACAATCAAATGGATTTTACAAGTATTATCCTGATGGAACTGAATCATTTATTTTTGTTAAAGTAGAAAATAACCTTGTTGATAATACCAATGAAGTTAAAATAAAAGATTTTGTTTTAAATGATATGCTACAATCTTCTGAACATTTAGTTTATCAATTTTTAGCAGACCGTTCAAAGTTTTTTAAAGAAGAATATTTAAATATATTAGATCCTATTGACTTAAAGTTTAAAGAAGATACAATTGATTCATCATATATCTATTTTAATAATGGTGCTATTAATGTAAAAAAGAAAGGAATTAATTTGATTGATTATTTTGATTTAGATGGGTTTGTATGGAAAAAACATATTATTGATTTTAATATTGAACACACTGATAATTTAGAATGTGATTTTAAAAAATTCATCAATTTAGTAAGCAATAAAGACGAACAAAGAGAAATGTCATTAATTACAACAATTGGTTATTTAATGCATTCTTTTAAAACATCTGCAAATAATAAAGCTGTTATTTTAAACGATGAAACAATAAGTGAGAATCCAAATGGTGGAAGTGGTAAAGGTATTTTTTGGAATGCTTTAAGTAAAGTTAAAAGAGTTGCAGATATAAATGGAAAGTCTTTTAGTTTTGATAAATCATTTGCTTATCAAACAGTTAGCGCAGATACTCAAATTTTAGTATTTGATGATGTACAAAAGAACTTTAAGTTTGAAAATCTATTCTCAATCATTACAGAAGGAATTACACTTGAAAAGAAAAACAAAGATGCTTTTAAAATACCAGTAAGCAAATCTCCTAAAATATTAATTACTACTAATTACACTATTGGTGGAGTTGGTGGATCATTTGAACGTAGAAAATGGGAACTTGAATTTTCTGCTCATTTTTCTTCAAAGCATACTCCATTAAATGAATTTGGCAGAATGCTTTTTGAGGAATGGGATAATGAAGAATGGATTAGATTTTACAACTATATGTTAAGATGCTTACAATTATATTTAATTAATGGTTTAGTATCTTATGATTTTCAAAATTTAGAAATAAGAAAATTTATTAAAGAAACTTCATTTGAATTTTATGAGTGGGTTAATGAAGGTATAATAAAACTTGAAGAAAGATTTGAAAAAAATTATTTATATAATACTTTTTTAGAAGATTATCCAGACTGGAGAAAGTTTAATTTATCTCAAAAAAGATTTTGGCAATGGATTGATAAATATTGTGAGTTTAAAAAAATTGAATGTGTTAAAAGTTATGATTCAATGGGTGGTAGAATAGTAATGTTTCAAGATGGAAATTAGAGATTATCAATTAGCAATTTCCATCAAAGCATGGAATAAATTAGCACTTTATAAAATAGTTTATATTGCTGCTGAAGTAAGAACTGGCAAAACAATTATGGCTTTAAATACAGCTAAATTGCATGGTGCTAAAAATGTTTTATTCTTAACTAAGAAAAAAGCTATTACAAGCATTGAGAATGATTATAAAGCAATGGGCTATGATTATCAATTAACAGTTATTAATAATGAATCTATACATAAAATAGAAGGCAATTTTGACTTATTAATTAGTGATGAACATCACAGAAATGGTGCTTTTCCTAAACCTAATAAAGTAACTAAATATATTAAAGAGAATTATAGTCATTTACCAATGATATTTTTAAGTGGAACACCACATCCTGAAAGTTATTCTCAAATTTACCATCAATTTTGGGTAAGTAATTACTCACCATTTCCTGAAAAAAACTTTTATAGATGGGCAGATAAATATGTAAATAAAAAAACTCTTTATGTATCTTATGGTGAAGCCATTGATTATTCAGATGCCAATAAAGATTTAATATATAAAATTATAGGAAATTACATGATTACTTTTACTCAACAAAATGCAGGTTTCACAAGTAAAGTAAATGAAAATGTTTTAAGAATTAAATTAAAGGAATCAACTTACAATGTAATTGATTTATTAAAAAATGATTTAGTAATACAAGGCAAAGAAGAAGAAGTGCTTGCAGATACACCAACTAAACTATTAACTAAATTACATCAGTTATATTCAGGAACAATTAAATTTGAAAGTGGAAATTCTAAGGTTATTGATTATTCAAAGGCTGAATTTATATATAAAAAATTCTTTGGACAAAAAATAGGCATATTTTACAAATTTAAAGAAGAATATAATGCTTTAAAATATATTTATGGCAATTTACTTACAACTGACTTATCAGAATTTGATAATTCAGATAAATGTATTGCTTTACAAATTGTTTCAGGTCGTGAAGGTATTAGTTTAAAAAATGCTGAATACTTAGTTTATTATAACATAGATTTTAGTGCTGTTTCTTACTGGCAATCTCGTGATAGACTTACAACTATGAATCGTTTAAGCAATGATGTTTTTTGGATATTTTCTGAAAATGGAATAGAAGATAAAATTTATAAGGCAGTATTAAATAAAAAAGATTATACAACTAAAATTTTTATGAATGATTTTGGAATCAAAAATACAAGCAAAATTAATTAAGGAATATGAAGCAATGGGTTATTATGTAATTAAATTAATTAAGACAAATAAAAACGGAATACCTGATTTAATTTGTTTAAAAGATGGTAAAGCATTTTTTGTTGAAGTTAAAAGTGAAAAAGGAAAAGTTGCACCATTGCAAAAATTCAGACATGAGGAATTATTAAAATTTGGATTTGAAACAATAACTAAAAACAAATAAACATGAAAACAAACAATCAAACAAATCTATCACTAATTTCTAAAACAGAATGGTGGGTAAAAAAATTAGATGTAAACTCAATTAGAGGAACTTTCGACTGGAATCAATATATGAAATATTTAAAGGCATTAGCAAATGAAAATAAAAAAAACTGATATTCAATTTATTTTAATTGCTGTTTTCTTATTAGTTTGTTTAATTTTGTCTAAGTGATTAGTGAGCTAGTAAATAACAAAATCTATAAACAAATTACGCGGAATGTATGCCACAATCACGAATTACAAGACGACCTCCACTTTGAAGCTGTTTTAATTATTATTGAAAAGAAATTTGACTTAACTGAAATTAGAAACCTTAAGCACTTTTTTTCAGCAGTAGTTTGGAGAACCTGGCATTCAAATAAATTTAGAAAAAAGTATTTTGTAGATCATGTTAAGTTTGTAGATAATTTAAACGAGATTATAGAAGAAAAAGAAAATATTGATTATTCAGTATTGATTAACTTTCTCGAGAGTTCACCACAAAATGAAACAGAATTTTATGAAGTCAATTTACTAATATTGTATATTTTACATGGAGATGCAAAGAAATTAAGCAATAAAACAAAGATACCATACAGAACAGTAGCAAACGATATTAAATTAATCAAAGACAAACTCAAACGACAGCACAATGAAAAAAATTCTGATAAAGGCGAATATGAATAACCTTAATGGGTTATCCTTTCACAGGTTAATAGTTCCATTCTCAAAAGTCTCTGACATGATAGACTTTCAATGCGATGTATTTCCTGACTTAGATGCAGCGACAGACGAACAGCTTAAACAGTATTCAGCAGTAGTTTATCAAAGAGAAATAGATACAAACGGAAAATCACTTGAAATAATTAAAAAATATCATTCATTAGGAATTAAAGTTATATTTGACATTGATGATATTTGGACTTTACCTAAAAGCCATTATTTAAGTAGACTTTACGAAATTCATAACATACCAGGTCAAACAGTTGAAATACTTAAAAATGTAGATTTAGTTATCACAACAACTAAGCATTTAGCATCTAAGATTAAAAAATACAATAAAAATGTTGAGGTAATTCCTAACTGTTTAGATTATGAAGATGAACAATGGAAACCAAACAAAACTAAAAGCGATAAAATAAGATTTGGCTACATTGCAGGAATTTTCCACAAAGAAGATATTTCAATTTTAGAAATGCCTATTCGTAAAGTATTAAGGCATGATATAAACGTTCAATTTGTTTTAGGTGGTTATAACGACAATGCAGATTATAACTATTATGAAAAGATAATGAGTGGTGGAACTTTAACCGATAAATATCAAAGAGTTTACAGCTTACCAGTTCACGATTATGGAAAGGCTTATAATGAAACTGATGTAAGTTTAATCCCATTGCAATCAAACTCATTTACTGAATGCAAAAGCGAAATAAAGTTACTTGAATCTGGGATGCATGGCAACCCTGTAATTGTTAGTGATGTGCTACCTTATAACATATTTCCAAAAGAAACTGCAGTCTTTTTAAATAATAGTGATATTAATGGATGGTATAAGGCAATAAGAAACCTAAGCAAAGATGAATATATGCGCAAAGAATATGCAGAAAGTTTACAAAAATATATTGAAAAACATTATAACATAAACAAATGGACAGAAATAAGAAAACAGATTTTACAATCGGTATTGGCGTAACTACAACACCTAATCGAAAAGAGTATGTTGATAGGTGGCTAAATTACTTTGAGAAGTTTAAACCTGCTAATTACCATCTTCACATTCACGAAGATGTACACTACAAAGGTGTTGCATACTCAAAGAATCAAAACTTATACACTTTAAGGGACTGCGATTATATTTTCTTATTTGATGATGATTGTTTTCCTATAAAATCAAATTGGGCAGAGTTCTTCATAAACTCAAATTACAATCACTTACTATACTTAGAACCTAGTCATAATTTAAAAGCCAAAATAAACGATTTAGAGATATATCGAGATTGCGGTGGTGTGTTTATATACTTAACAAAAGAAGTGTTAAATAAAGTAGGTTATTTTAATTCTGAGTATGGTCAGTATGGATTTGAACACGCTGGTTACTCAAACAGAATTTATAAAGCAGGATTAACCGATGCCCCTTACCAACAACTTGAAGAAACTGATAAATACATTTGTGCCTTAGATTATATTATTGAACACAAATCAAGTATTCCAGAATATAAAAAAGGAAAGTTAATAGAAGAAAATCGAAAAGTATTTATAAAGGAATTGCAAAGTGAAAAAATCTTTTATAACTTTGAA